CGCTGACCAACGAGCGGGAGAACTGGCGGCAATTGCTGATCAGGCAAGGATCCGAGGGCTGACCTGTGAAGCGGCTTATGATGCGCTGACAGGGGGCAAGGCGGTGGAGAAATAGCGATGTTAAAACCCGATCTACTGCGTAAACACATCAGCCACGCGGTGCCGTGGTTGCGTGACAACCCTGATAATCTGGCGGTGTATGTCCAGAAGGGGCGCATGGTGAGCACCGGGCAGCGCTCTGCCTCGTTTGAATACGAGTACACTATTGAGGTGCTGGCGATGGATTACCCTGAGCCGCTGGATTCCCTCAGCCTGCCCATTCTGGCATGGGCGCGCCTGTATCAGCCTGAGTTGCTATTCAACCCTGACCGCGCCCGCGATGGTATCACCTTTGAAGCGGATATCCTGAGCAATTCCACCATGGACGTGCTCATCAAAATCCAGGCCAGTGAGGCGGTTGTTGTCAAAGTTGAAGATGGCAAGCCGGTTATTCATCATCGCGCTGATCCTATGCTGGGGCCGGAGCTGGGTG